GGTACTCTGACTAATTCGCCTGTGGTATTTACATAATCAATGAATAGACCATCATTGGTCATCTCACTAATTAATGAATCGATGCTTTTCTTTTCTCCTCTGAAACGAAAATTTTCATCTATGACGATTCCCTCATCGCCTACATATTTTCTTAAATCAACCATTTTCTCGTAATTCTTTTACGAGAAGTCCTTTATCTGCTAACTCCGAACAATAATTTAGATACTCTGCTATTGCTTTACCAAATAATTTTATTCTTTGATCTCTCTCCCACTCGTGCATAACAAATGTGTTTTCTTCTTTTGCTATGTCTAAGTAAGTATCTTTGGTTAGGGTCAAGGCATACTTGATACCTTCATAATTTAATTGTGCGACATACGGTAAAGGTTCTCCTCTTTCTAATCTTTCCTTTATTTTTTTTGTGTGTTCCATACAACAACTTCCGTAGTAACGATCCTCGTATCGTAATAACAGACCTCCGCAGGGTGAAATGCAATAACTGCATAGCGAAGGCCTGTCATACTTTAGGGGTTCATTAGAACGGGACATCTTCAGTAGACGTTTCTTCTTTAGGTTTCTGCGCAACCTTCTCCGTAGTCTCTTTTTTTACCACAGGTTGAAACGTATTACCGAAGTCTTCCTTTATCTCCATGTAACCCTTTTCACCTTCTACAAGCTCTGCCGACAGAGACTTGCCTAGAAGTTGAACACTAGGATCAGTTAAAGATCCCGTAACTCCACACGCTTTGCCAATCTTTCTAAGTGTTTCCACACCTATACTAACTGCCTTGTCGCTTGTGTTATGTGCCATAGTACAGGCATAGTTCATGTTAATAGTTGTATCTTCTACTTCAAAAAATAACTTCAAAGCTTCCCAACCATTAGCACCTGTAATGATTTCATCACCACAGAATGTCATGTTATACCTACCTGGTGTTAGCTTACCTCCGCCTCCACCGCCTTCGCTTACGCTATCCACGTCTAAGTCGTGGCCATACTTGGTTATATCTACCATTTTTATCTCCTTAGTTTTTGATGATTGCCTCTCTGATTGATTCCCAATCAAAAGGCATTTCTTCAGGTAAACCATATCTATTCTTGGCTAAGAACGCTGGTTTCGCAGTCGTGTAAATAACACGATCTCCCTGAACTGCTTTAGTGTTTGTCTGCCCGCCTTTTCCCTGTGTTTTAACTGTACCCAGTTTAAAGTTAGCAAAGAAACAACAATCACTATGCTCAAGTATTAAGTCTCCCGCTTTCCTGTGCAACTTCAGCTCGTGTCTGTCGTATGCCTCAATCTCAGGCGACTCAAATCTTTTTATTTGGTTATGTGCAATCTGAATAATAGTCATACTCTTCTCATCTCTAAGAAGGTTAAGTACGTCTATGTATTCTCTCCATTGTTTAAGAGCTTCAACATAGCCACGACCATAACCAAATTCTTCTATAGATTTCTTACCATGCTCTTGACAGACCTTCTCCCAAATTAATGGTTCAAGCCAGTCCAAACTATCTACAGCTAAAGTCTTATACTCGTGATCTTCGTCTAATAAATTTTTTAAATTAGCCAGGAACGTATCGTAGTCTTTAGCCACAGGAAAATGGTCACATTGAATCTTACCCATACCATCTTCAGTTAAAGCAAAGATAGGAGCATTCATACCAGATGCAAAAGATGTTTTACCAATCCCCGCACCTCCGTAAAGCACTATCTTAGGCGGTTTAAGCTTAGTCTTTTTTCTTATATCAGCTAGACTCATCTTCAACCTCTATTACGTTTTGTTCATTGTCGTTGTCAATGATTTGTTTTAAAGCTGTCTCCGCTCCCTTTATTGCATAATCCATTCTTCTTAAATCTGCATTGACTTGTCGAATGAATTCATCTCTGTTTTCTACAAATATTTTACGTTCATTGAAAACTTGTTGTGCTTCTGCTGAAAGGTCAGATACAAACATCTTTTCACCATCTTCTCCAAATTGCACAAAATCTTCTTCTTGTGCTTCCTGATTTTTTTTATCAGTCATTTTTTTCTCCTACATATTGTTTATAACTATCGCAAATACTCTTAGCATTGCAGAATCTACAATTCTCTTTGCTTGGGTTGTATTGCGGTTCTTCTTCGTCACAAGCATCTGCTGCTGGCTTCAAAGTCTCGTAACCCCAGTCCACTAGATTTGCTGCGGACATGGAATAAGATCGTATAGCACCGTCTTTGTGCCATGATCTAGGTTGTACTATTGTCATGGTAACTACTGTGTCTTCATTACCATATCTTGATAAAGCTCCTAAACTATATATAAGAAGCTGTGTGTTGTTCTCTACATCTACAGGAAACTTACCTGATTTTAGATCTATGATTTCTAATTCTTTCTCTCCTATCAGAATAGCATCTGCTGTTCCCCAAATGTGTTCTGATATTTCTTCCATGCTTACTCTCTCTTCTATCAGCATCTTTGCATTTAATTCTTCTTGTCTTTTATTGACGTAATCTACATATACTTCCGCACACTTAATCATGTCCTCGTCAACTTCTATCTCAAAATCTTCTACATATTCTTTTCTGCCTAACCAATAGTCTCTGAGTGTTACGTTTTCTAAACGATCTTTCAATAGCATCTCTGTCATGCTATGTACGAACGTACCAGATGCAGCTGCAAAGCTTGTAGAATAAGGCACTTGACTCGCTAGATTAGGCATACCAGGACAAGCCATCCATATCTTTGAACCACTAGGACTGAGTTTAGCGTGTGCCATTTAGTACCAGTCTTCCCTTCTCGTACTCTTCTATATAATCTATTTCGTATAGCACTTTGCCACCGATCTTAAAAAACTCAGGGCCTTGTCCTTTACCCCTTTGATTTTCTAGGGTTCTGGGACTTATCTTCCATCGTTGTGCTAGTTCTCTGGTGTCAAGAAATTTGCTGGTTTTATCTTCCATATTTTCCATTATTACTCCCTTCTGTACTCTTTGATTGCTAATTCTACATTTTATAACTAAAATATCAACCACAAGTAATGAAAAAGTCTAAAAAAGATAACAAAGCCACCAATCGTCAGGTTGGAGGCGATCATTACAGGAGTCTAAAGATCACTCCTACACAGTATATATATGCTAATGATCTATCTTGGAATCTAGGTAACTGTGTTAAATACATAACCAGAAACAAAGAAGACAAGGTAGAGGACTTATTAAAAGCCAAGCACTATATAGACTTAGAACTAGAGATGGTCTACGGATGCAATCCCGAAGGTATACGGGAGGAAAATAAATGAGCCAATATATAGATAAGGTAAAGATAGATGGCAAGACTACGAGTCTTAAAGACAATCCTTGCATATCAGTATGTAGCTTGACGTATGGAGCTGGAAACAAATGTATTTGTGGTCGCAGTTTAAGTCAGGTTTCTAACTGGAATGGTTATGATGATGTCACTAAGAAGATAATCGTAATGAACGCTATAGAAGATAAGGAGTCTTTTCCAAGACAGAAACTTACCTTCTTAGCGGATGAATACGAGATATCAATGGACTCTGCTAAACAAATCTTTGTCACAGACAGAAAGGAAACATAACATTATTCACCGTCAATAATGTTCTGTATGTGTTCTCCTACAAGGTTTGCATTGGCTATCGCCTTGTCCTGATGAATGTGTGCGTATCTTTGGGTGGTTGCTTGATCTCGGTGGCCTAACAAGTTACCTACCTCTGATAGATTAATCTTTTGCAAAGACCAAGATGCGTAACTATGTCTAATATCATGCAGTCTTATATCTTCTAAACCAATAGCTTGTTTGATGGTTTCCCACGTTCTTCTCGGTGTTTTAATGCCAATGATGTATTCAGAGGAGCGATCTTGCTGATTGATTATGTCCATTGCTATAGGTGTTAGATGAATAATACGATCCTCTCCGTACCTGTCTGTCTTATGATCCTTGATAACAAGTGTGTTACCTACCAGGTCAGTCCACTTAGCTTTGGCTATCTCTCCCTTCCTTGCACCTGTCAGGATTAGTAACCAAATAAAAGCAACTGATTTATGATAGATCTGCTCATCTTTTAATTTATTCAGCTGATCTTTGACTGCCAACAGTTCTTCATTTGTTAGGTATCGCTTGCGCTTGTTCTCCCTGTTCTTGGATATATTGGTGCTTGGGTTTATAACTACCAATGATAATGTAATGGCTAGGTTATAAATGGCTTTTATAATAGATAAACACTTATTAGCCAAAGAAGGTGCTCTGTCGCTAATATCAAAGTGTAACTGCGCTATGTCTCCACGAACAATCTCGTCTATCTTCTTGTTACCCAATACAGGACTGATATTCTTTTTATAGACTTGCTCTATCTTATCAACAGTCTTGATTTGTCTTCTTTTAAGGTCTTTGACATAGACCATAAACATTTCGTCTAAAGTTTTCATAACATCTCCCTAATGTGTTATTAGGTAGTATAGTGAACTTTATCTAATATGTCTAATATGTTGTCTATGGGGTTGTTGTTTTGCATCTCCTCATCTTTAATTGTAATTTGATTAGTATTACAAGGCTTACAAAAAACTACATTCATGTGTTGTAGGGAGACAAAAGCAAAGATGTCTATTGCTCCATCTTCATAGTTACGGTTCTTAGTGTGAGATCCTCTACGCATATCAAACCGCCAGTTCGCTCTATGCTTTTCTATCTTGGTCTTGGTTTTAACTTGGACTCTGTAAAGTGTGTTGTTGTATTCAAACAGTAAATCAGCTTCCGCTGAGTGCGGAATCATAAGAACTGTGTCGGAAATTTGAGAGAGAAGTGATGCTACGAAATACTCGCCAGAACGACCAACCCGTTCTGTGGTTCTTGACATGGTTTATTCTTGTCGCATGGACTCCTGTACCTGTTCAGATACCAACGGTACTGCTGGTTGAACTGCTATAGCACCAGCTGGTACATCTGGTAATTTAGGTAGCGACTGCAAGAATCTTTGTATAAATTCTTTCTTTTTATTTTCTCCAATTTTATCGTATTGTTTTATAAGATTTGCATTAAATGGTCTTGCTAAAAAATTATTTATTGCTTTTAATAAACCGAACCCAGCCACAGCTGTTAATCCTCCTCCCGCACTTATTCCCGCAGCTCCAGTCAAAGCTAAAGGTGTCATGCCTTGTGCAGACCTAAGAATACCAGACCTCATGATAAAAGTATTTACATCAGGAATAGCTTCTGGAAATCCTTTAAGAGCATCAAGAAATTTAAATAAATCTTCTGCTGTTGTTTCTTTATAGTCTTTCAATAATTCTTTAGTTGCCGAAAATTTAGTTCCCTTTAAGTTGTCAAACCCTAACTCCTTATACAAAGCATCAAAGTTTTTAACATCTCCTCTCATATTTTTTGTAAATATATCGTCTAAATAATTAGCAGCCAATATATTTACCCTCTTTGTACCAATTAAATTTCTTAACTCACGAACCGCTTCTGGTGATTTTGCGTCACTAAAAGTTTTTTTGTATAAATCTTCTAATCTTGCTGATGGGGGTTTGCCAACACCAGGCCTTAACGCTCCTCTGCTCATAGTTTTTTGGAATTCTTTACCAGTCTTGCCTTCAACTACGCTCATAAATTCTTTAAATTGATGATCTGCATCTCGCAACAGTCTTCCGTAGCTAGTTGTTGGATTTCTTAATTGATTTTTCATTTCTTTTTGTAATGCAGTTACAGTTTTGTAAGCAACATTGTTTGGACTTTGACTTTTTGCTGGATCGTATTTTTTTGATAAATCTGAAAGTCTACTGTCTAAAGCTTTTATGTCATCAAAATTCAAAATTTTTGGTGTTTCTATTCCTCTTCTAGTTCCTACAAAAAAACCAGTTACGTTTAATTGATCTAAAATTTCTTTTATGTCTGTTGGCATTTTCTCAAATGTGCTTTTAGGCATTGTTCTTCTAGCAACCAACCTTAAAGGCTCTATGTTAAAAAAATCTCCAGCTTTTTTCATTTCTTTTTCTGATCTTTTATATATGGCTTTATATGCTGATCTCCAATTATTAAAAGTTTCTAATCCAAATTCTTTAATTAATTCTGATCTTTCAATTTCAGTAAGAGGTTTTATTTTTGCAACAGGAGATATTCTCTTGTCTAAAGCTGCGTCTATTTGTCTAAAAGATTCTTGTAGCTGTTTTTGACCTTTTGATCCAACTATAGGCATCCGACTTGTAAGATTATAACCACCTCTTAAAATAGGTGATTCACTTGCCTGACCTAAAGATAATCCAATCTTTTCTGAAGCTAAAATATCTGCTTGTTTTTTAGCTTGTGGAGTTATGCCAGCTAATGATTCTAAGGCACTTATACGTTCGTCTTTTTGTGGAAGCTTTACAGCTTGTTTGCCTTTTTGAAAAACATCAACAGCTCCTTCTGCTATTGGTTTTAAACCTTTACCGATTACTGGAACTGCAAGAGTTAATGCTGCATCTATTGTTCCTGTTACAGCAGCATCCATAAACCTTTCTTCTGCACTAGGGGATGGCATATCAGGAGCTAATAAATCACCTAAAAAATCTGCTGCCAATGAACCGCTTCCAGCGCCTAATCCAGCTCCAGTAGCAGCTCCCGCTGCTATACCAACAGGGCCAGCTGGCGCACCTAAAACTGCACCCCCTATAGCACCACCAACACCACCAAGCACTTCTAAAAAACCTTCTGCAAATGGTGGCAACCTACCTGGGTATTCATCAGAATCTATAAGACCAAGTTCTATTCCAATATCTCTTGTTTTGGCATAATAAGTTTTGGCATCTATTTCACCATTTTGCAACATTTCATAACCAGCAGATTTTGCTTTGTCAAAAACTTCTCTTTTGTTTTCAACTTTTTTTAATTGTTCATATTTAGATGACATTTTATTAACGTGGTCTGTATAAATCTTTAAATCTTTGTGTTTCGTTTGTATCTAAAATTACAGTAGAGTCTAAATTAGTTTTTTTAGGGTCTAAAT